TAATCCAGCTGATGTTTCCATGTTTTTTAAATATATTTTATGTGCTTTGTCATCAGTATAGCTCGCTGCCGCGAACAAAGTGTATTGACTTGCAGATTCAGTTGTTTTTCTTGCTAAACCACCAGTGTTTGTTAAGCCAGTTGAGTTACCAGCGCCTGTTAGAGTTGCTATTGCTGATAAAGATAAAGAGTCAGATAATAAATCTGTACTTGTCAATACCAGTTGTGCTGTAGTTGTTGCCATATTATTTTTATTATTTGTTTTTTAAATATTTTCTTTTTGTACCATCGTTGTAAATGTAAATTAACACTCCTGATTGATTGTTTTTTACTGGACGTCCTAATATATCAGTAACTGCAACTAAGTGTCTCTCTACGCCTCTAATTGGCAGAGGACCAATCCAAGTGCCTTCACAATAGTTATATGTTGCTTGACATACTGTGTCCCACTCATTTTCGCAGCAATACTCATCAATATCTATAACCCAGGCGTAGCATGGATCGTTAAGCCAGTAAGGTATGCTATCACCAGTAATGCAACCTGCACTGTAAAGACAAGATAAAGGATCGTCAACATTAGCATTTCCATTATAGTTATACGCTGCTTGATCCATGCAACCCATAACGACAGAAATACACGAACCGTTATCCGTGTTAGCCAATGCATTGTAATTAAGAGCCAAACTATCCATACACCCATAAACAAAGGCAATACAACTAAAATCCTCCGTGTTAGCTTGCTGGTCGTAATTGAGAGCAGAAGGGTCCGTACAGCCATATATAAAAGGAACGCAAGGAATACTATTGTTGGTTGCATTTGCAAGTGGGTTATAATTAAACATTGTACTATCAGTGCACCCATAAATAAACGGTATACAAGAGCCATTATCTACGTTTGCAAGTTGATCATAATTAAACATGGTAGGATCTGTACAACCATAAACAACAGGTACACAGCTACCATCGTCAACATTTGCTTGTGGCATAAAGTTAAAAGCCATAGGATCAGTACAACCAAATACTATTGCAATACAACTACCATCATCTGTATTAGCTAAGCTATCGTAGTTTAATGCTGTTACGTTTGTACAACCAAATATTACTGGTATACAAGTATCAGGTGTATTAGCTAGCGGATTGTAATTAAATGCTACCGGCTGCATACAACCTACAACTACAGGTAAACAACCACCGTTGTCTACATTAGCACTAGTATCATAATTAAAAGCTAAAGTGTCAGTACAACCAAACATTGCTAGAGTTGCACAACTGTCTTGTATGTTTATATCTGTGTAGTAAGCGTTGGCTGTATCAACGTGATACTCTAAGTATGCTGGTGATATACAACCAGGATAATAAAAGCAGTCATCAGCTGTATTAGCACTATCAACATAATTAAATGCTAAGCTGTCTAAACAACCGTATATTTTTTCTTCACATATATCACCACAGTAAGTATTTCCTTGGTATGTAAAAAATGTTTGTATAAAAGGTGGTTGAACAGACAACGCTGTATCACCATCAGGGCTTATTAAAGTAAACCCACACTGTACAGCTGTAAATTGTGCTTGTTGACTAATAACAAGTCTAGCACTAACTTGTGTTGGTGCGTATAAGTCTATAGTAAACGATTCATTAAAACCACCATTTGCCATAAAAAAAGCAGTGGTATCAGCATCTTGGTAAACTTCTAGCACAGTTCCAAAAACCCAACCATCACCTATTAAATCATGCAGTATAAGATCGTAAGTACATTGATCGATGTATTCTATTGAGTTTGCTAGCGAGTCGTAATTATACATTGTACTATCAGTACAACCATAAACTACTAATGTGCTACAACTACTATCACTAACATTAGCTAGTGGATTATATTCTAAGTAGTCATCGTCCATACAACCAAGAACTGTTGGTGGTGGAGGGCATGGAGCAGATATAAACACATGTGTAGTATCATAGCCAAAAGCAGCAAAGTCACCATACACTAAAGTATCGCCACACTGCATAACATAATAAGAACCATCTTGTCCACCCCATAAACTACCTTCTAGACCATCTCCGTACAAGTCATATATAGTAAATGATAGCTCACCAGGTGGTAAGCAGTTAGTGATAAATTGTGGCTCGTAGTTTGGTACGTTTGTATATGGACCACCTGATATAATAACATTACCTAAAGTATCTTGAATATCCCAAGTAGTTTCTGATGGGTATTGATCTAAGTTTATATTAATTAACGTAGGTGTGCAAGGTCCTTGCGCAAACAAAAATATAGGTAATAAAAATATAAGTAGTAATAATTTTTTCATTCTTTTATCTTAATTGTAATGTCGTGTGGTGCGTATTCATTGCCACCAAAATAAGGGTATAAATAATATCTTTTAATTAAACCCCAGTTTCCTTTCGGCCTTCTTCTAACCATCGTTGTGTCTCCATCTACAGTTATAATGTAGTAAAACGTTTTAATATCTATTGTAGCGTTGTAAGATACATCTGGTTCTATAGTTCTTATCGTAGCAGAACTATGTCTACCTTCTTCATGTCTTAACCAGCAAAGCTCTATGTTACCATCTAAATATCTCCAACCTAATCTTATAGAATACTTCTGATGTCTAACGCCAAAGTCACTAAAGCCGTAAATCTTATTTACGTCATATTGATTCTCTGGTATCTCACTAGTGTAAATAGCAGATTCGTCTAACATAAAGTCAAAGTTTATTCTTGAGTTTGTAGGGTGGTTAAAATAACTACCAGAACTATGTGCGCCTTCAGGTATCACATACGTTCTAAAACCAAGGTCATCAGTTTCTTTAGCACAAGACGATAATATAAGTATTAATACTATTTTGTACACATACCTAGGCATACTTTACCAAAGGTTAGTTTCTTAATCAATAGGCACAGTTTTGCTTTCATATTAAAAGTCGCTCATTATTTGTTCGTTAATAAAATTTTGTATCTCTTTCCTCGTTGCAAGCATTTTAAAGCTTAAATCTGCTTGGTATCGTTTTATTTCTTCACCGTCTTTAAATATAATTATAGTAGGCACTATAACTATCTTATGTTTTTCTTGTAGCTTTGTTTCCTCAACTATATCTACTTTAGTTAAATCACAATCATTTAGTTTCTGAAACCACTCAACATCATTAGCAGAGTTCCAGTTAGCATTAAACTGAGTTACAACAACTTGTGAAAAAGCGCTGTTACACACCAGCATTAATGTTACTAAAAAATATTTCATATTATCTTAAATCATCTATTTTGTCTTCCATTCTGATTAATCTTTCTTCAAGTTTTTTAACGTCGTCTCTAGTCTCCATAATAGTATTTCTAACGTTAATATCTTTCATGTTAAACTCCATACGAGTTACATCAGGTTTTGGAAGTTCTTTTGCCTCAGCAATATCAGCTTGTAAAGCAAACCACATGCCTATAATACCAGACAATGCAAAGCCAACTGCTATCAGTGTTTTGATACTTATATTAAAGCCAGTATCTTCATTTAATTCTTTCGCCATTTTGTAAATTTGTTATAGTTAAAAGATTACGTAGTTTACTCCAAATTTAAAGTCATACCACTCACGATTCCAGTATTTGTTATATTTACCTTCTACAAATGCACCTAAAGACTTATTCATCTTGTAACCAAGTATTAAACCACCATTGTAATCTAACCATTGATTACCCTCGTATTTATGATAAGAGTAATCGTTACCCCCGTCTAAATGATAAGGCATAACGTTAGCCCAAGCATGTGACCAAAATGATTTTGTGTAATGATAATAATCAAAACCTAAAACAAACGAGTGTTGTATAATTTGGCTTAATTCATTACGTTTTCTTTCAGTATAATCAGCTAACATTGTAGGTATAACAACCTCTTCCCAAACCTCTTTGCTTGTAGCAACGAGTTCTCCATCTGGAGAAAAATACTCACTAGCAGCTACATTGACATTATAGCCTTCTTGCAGTGCTAGGTAAGTGTAATGTATATTGCCATTGCTTAGCATCCACTCTGCCAAGGGATCATATCCGTACGGTTCGGATAACCTTTGAGCAAGCCCAGCATTAAAGGACAATTTGTCATTAACTTTATATCTATATCTTTCTGACGTTTCAACATATTTAATATCAGCAAAACCATCTTCTAAGTATTCACCTTTTAGTATAAAATGCTTTAAACAAAATTTTTCACCACAACCATCATCACCAACAAATCTTATAAAGTGATGCTGATCTAAATATTCATTACCTTGTTGTCTTTTGTAATCTACTTCAAATAAAAATTCTAAGCCACGTACTTTACCAATACTAGCACCGTCTGACCATGATTCTTCTGTACCATCATAAAATGTACTAGCCCTGTTTTCATAACCAAACCTAGCAATTTTACGTATACCCAAAGCTAAGTTATAATCGTATGGCGTTTCTACTGTTACAGTTTCTAAACCATTAGTGACAGAAAATACATCTACGTCTGATATAGAATTACCACCATTAGCCGCAGCGTAAAACGTAGCAAATTTAAAATACTTTTTAAAATCCTGTGAGCAACATTCTTTTGGCGCAGCACAAGCAATTAAAGTTGTTAGCAATATTATTGTTAGTTTTTTCATATTTTCTTTTATTTTGACAAACTTTTACTAGTTGATTTAATTGATTTAGAAATTGATTTTGAAAGAGATTTGCCTTTTGTTTTCTTTTGTTTAATGCCAACATCCCACGTATTCCAACCCATCATCAAGGCAATTCTTTGCCAGTTTTCATTTTCTTCTTTTAAAGCTTCAGACACGTTATTAAACTTTTGATAAAGCCTACCTGTAGGTAAGTTTGTAAAAGCTTCTACAGCTGTTGCTACTGCTGGTACTGCTGGATTATATATATCGTAACCCATTTGTTCCATAGCTTTTTTATTAAACTTTCTTGTTTGTGTAGCGCTATATAGTTTTCTCATTTTAGAGCCTATAGGTGGAGATATGTTAGCGAACTGCAGTAAAGTGTAAGCGTGGTCTGCTCTACCACCTTTTTGATCTTGTTTCCAAAATTCTATAGCTATGTTTTTACCAGTAGCAACAACAGCACCATATATACCAGTACCTCTTAATATAGAGTCTAACATACCATTAGCAAGTCTTGTTTGTCTAGCTAGTTCTTTTTCGTCGTCTTCATCATCAAAAGCTAAAGCAAATAACGCTTGTTGCATGGCATTGAATATTAAGTTTTGCAAAGCTCCATAGTAAACTATTTTACTAACATTTGTTTTCCAATCACCCCTACCTTTTATTAAATCAATACCAGCCTTTTTCATTATTCTAGCATACTGCATCGGTGTGTTTTGAAAAGCTAAAATAAAAGCACCTAGTATACTTGTTTGTTGTCTAGATAATAACGATGGGTCTGCAGACTGTTGAGAAATATTTGAAACATCTTGCATATCTTGAAAAGCTTGTGCTTCAGCTTCTTGTCTTGACATACCATCTTTAATTAACTTGTTAACTCTGTTTCTATAAAAAGAAGCACCACCAGATGCAATGGCAAAGCTATCTGCAATTTGTGTAGGTAAGAAACCTATTTTTAACAAGTATGCTATTGCTGCTTTTGCTTTATTTTTTTTACCTTGTATTGCAGCTGCTAAACGAGCTTCATTAACATCTGTTTTTAAACCCGCTCTTCTTTGCTTTAGGAAAGGAGAATTAAATATCATTGAAAAATCAGACCAAAACTGTTTTTGATTTGCAAAAGCCATAGCAGCTTTGACAGGGTTGTTATCAGACCAGTTTATAAAGTTAGCAGCAGATATAGTTTGTAATATTGCAGATCTTGTGTTTACAAACATTATAGCTCCAACAGAGTTTCTAATCCACATTGTCCATCTATTAACTTGAGCATCAGTTGTACCAGAAGACTGATTCTTACCAGTTTTCATTCTGTATAACATGTTTTCTAAAGCGTCTCTATAATCTCTACCATATATAGCTTCTATTTTGTTTAAGTTTTCTTTGTTAAACATTTCGTTAGCGTTGTTAATAAACTCTTGTAGAAAATCAGATCTGCCTAATTCATCTGTAACATTAGCTAAATCAGCTATTATAGTATCAGCAACCCAATCAGCGTCTGGTTCAGGATAACCTTGTTCTACTTTAGTTATTTTACCTAAGCTATCTGCAAAGCCACTCATTTCAGAAATATCTTTTACAGTGTCTAATAATTTCTTTTTTGTTCCTTCGGCAATGCCCGGTATTTCATAACCAGCCCTATCCCATAGATAAACTCTTATAGCATGTTCATATGTAAAGTTTGTGCCTTCAATTTTTTTATTAAATAGTTTTTTAATATCAGGGTGTTGCTTTAACAAAGCTTTGTAGTTGCCAGACAACTCTTGTTTCGCAGCGTTTAAAGCGCTAACACCATTGTTGTAAGGGTCTAATAGTGCTTTTCTAATAAAATCTAACTGAGCTTCACCTTTTTTTCCTTTAGCACTAGCCAAGGTATACATTAAGCCCATAAAATCTTCAGCTCCAGGTGGGATCCAAACTTTATATTTACCTTTATCCATACCTCTAGCTCTTGCCTCTGCACTAGAAAATCTAGATTCTTTTTTAACACCAGTATTTTGTTCTATAATATCATTTATACCATCACTAACACCTTTGCTAAACTGTATTTTAGCTTGTTGTACTTTTGACTTAACATCAAATTGATCTAACATGTTTTTAACAGCTTGTACATTTTGCAAAGCGTCGTCAGCAAAATAAAAATCGTTATAACCTTTACCAACTTTATCAGCTATCCACAGTGCTTTTGCTTCTGAAGTAGAATTTGCCAAACCAGTTATGTTTTGTAATGGTATGTTTAAACCGTTAGCAGTTAAAAAATCATATATAGCTTGTGCTGAAGCAGCTGGCCTAGCTGTTAAAACAAACATGTTTTCAGGTCCAAACTTGTTTTGTAGTTTTAGTGCCTTTTGAAACAAAGGAGCAATTTTACCTTTTACAACTTTGTTAAAATCTGAAAAATCAAAAATATAACCTTTGTCTAATAAGTCTTCATAAGTTTTTGCGTATTGCTCAGCATTTAAAGTTCCAGTAGTTCCATCAGGTTTTGTATATCTAACTAAAGACTTGGTTGTTGCAAGCGTGTCGTCAAAGTCTAAAACCGTAATACCTTTTGTTTTGTTTCTTGTGTTTTTACTAAATTGTATAGCTTTTTGTATAGTGTTGTTTTTGTTAAAGTTTGAAAGCTCTGGAACCTTACTAAATTGTATACTACCATTTATAAAGTCTTGTATTTTTTGAGGTGTATTATTTGTTCCTGCCTCTACTAGTAACTTTACTCTTTTATCTCCAAACGTTTTTTTATTGTACATACGATCGTACGAAGGATCTTCAAAAGTTTGACCATCTGCTAAGGTTTCTTTATAACCAGCGTCAGTAATTGCGTCATCAAAGTTTGTGTCTATAATATTGACGTCGTAGTTTTTGAAAAATGCATCTAAGTTTTTAACACCACCTTTGTTTAAATGATGGTTCATTAACCTTATTAATACCGCAACTCTTGGGTGACCATGCTCATATCTACCGTTTTTAGCCGTAACACCTGGCTGAACTAAATTTAACGCACCAGCTCTAGCTAAAACACTATTCATGTTAGACAATAAACTAGTCATCATTAACATTATATCAACATTATCTTGAAGACCATTATCATATTGTTCAACATTAAACGCAACATAATCGTTTAAAACTCTTCTTGCGTGACTTTCATGCTCTCTTCTAGCGTCTAGTTTTGCTGTGTCACCTTCTAAAGCTTTCGCATGATCTGACATAGCTCCACCAGTGCTTTGACTAGCTTTAGTAACAGGTATTTCTTTTAAGTTATTTGCCTCAGCAGTTTTTTCTACATTTAAAGTGTATACAGTTTTACCAGACCTTTTAAAAGTATCATATACAGGTTTTATACCAACTTTACCTAAATTAGTATCGTAAAAGTCTTTAGTTCCTTCGTAGTATTGACCTCTTCCTTTACCTATTTTACCTGACGTTGTAGAGTGACCTGCAATTAATATTAAATCAGCTATTGCTTGTTCTTTGTTTTTCTTAAATTGTCTTTTAAAATAAACACCGTCAGCTTTTCTTCTAGTTTCTTGCCTAACAGCTAAGTCTTGCGCCTCTTTGGCTGTAAGATTACTACTTGTAAATTTAGCTACTTTTACCTGAGCTGCATCTGTAGATTTTATTATTTGATCTACAATTTTTTGAACTTTAGTTATACGTTTAGCTTTAGGATTTAAATTTAATTTACCAACTTGCATAGCAATTTCGTTTGCTATTTTACTTTTAATTTCTTTGCTAAAAACATTTCCATACACTTGATCTAAAGCTATTTCTATAGCCTCAGTATCTTCAGACAATAAGACTTGCTCTTTTTCAGCATCAGTCATTTTACTTTCATTAATACCTACAAAGTTAGAAACAAATTGAGCTATGTTATTTTCAAACTCTTGGCCTTGTTCTGGTGTTAGTATAGATTTTATACCTCCAAATATTACTTCAGCCGGCTTGCTAAATTGTATAGGGTTTTTACCATCTTTAGTTGATAATAAAGATATGTTTTGTGGATCAGCTTGTCTTGACGCTTGGTTCATAGCCAATGTAGCAACTTGCATAATCCACTCTCTTAATGCTCCATCAATATCTTTTGTTTTAGCTCTATTACCTCTTTCACCTAAACCAAATGGTGCTAAAAAAGTCTGCATGTTTAAACCTTTTTTATCTTGTATGGGCAAACCTTTTCTACTTCCAGTTTCTGCAAATTTAGTTTTACCTTTTTTAATAAACCAAGCTTTACCCAAATTAGTATTAGCAATACCAGTAGCATCACCACTAGCGCTAGTACCACCAGGAATCATGTTGATCATTTCTGGAGAATACTTAAGTATAACATCTTGAATAACCTTACGCATTGGCTTAGTTAAATCTTGCTTTATACGTATACGTTTTGCTAACTCTGCTGGATCAATTTTAAACGGCTTGCCATCAAAAGTACCTTCTGAAAATATTTCAGAAATCTCTAATAAAGCTTGAAAATAAGGCCCCTCTTTTTTAGCTTTAACAATAGCGTTTTTAACATCTTTGTAAGTTTTTTGACGTGCAACTTTACTTTTATTTTTGCTATACACACTACGTAGTTTAGGCATAACGTTTGCTTGGCCTATAGTTTCAAGAGCAACTGCAGTACCCTCTATTTCTTCTCTTTTGTTGTTATCTTTTTTAGGCGCTGTTTTTTTAGCAACTTTTTTAGCTGTTGCCTCGTCAGACATTCTGTCTGTTTCTATTTTACTTTTTGCTTTTTCTAATATACCTGAATATTTTTTAGGCAAAATAGCATTCATGTAAGCGCCAAACGGAACTTCTTTACCATTTTTTCTAGCTCTATAAGTTCTAGATAATTTTACTAACTTTTCGTTAAATAAACTAAACCACTCAGCAACGTCGTCCATTTTAAGAGCATCTTCTAAAGTTAAGTCTTTACCTTTGTTTGCGGCTTTTTTAGCTAAAGCAAAAGCTCTAGGCATATTATTTCTAACTAAAGCGTTAGCAAGAGAAATAGAAGCCATAATATTCCCGTCTTTATCTTTTAAGCCTTCTGCTAATATTTTATCTTGTATTTCTTTGTTTTTTGCTACAATAGCCTGTGTTTCTTTTGAAAGACCTAGTTCTTCTACAATAGTTTCGTTTTGAAAACCAATAGGTGTAGATTTTTGTATTTGTTGGTTAGGCGCATTGTCAACCTTTTTATCTAACTGTACTAAAGAACCTTCAGCACCAAAATCCATTAAACGATCTATAGCTTTACTATCGTAACCCTTTTCAATAGAAGCATTGTAATCTTTTATAAAATTATAAACGTCTCTACCAGTATTAAACTTAATACCTATTATTCCAACTCTTTGTAAGTTTTGTCTAATAAGATCACCAATTTTAGTAAAAAACCCATCGTTAAATTTTAAACTACCATCTCTTATAGACTCAGACATTACTGTTATTATTTCTTCTCCAGCATTTTCAGCAAAAGCATAAGGTGACATTTTATTTATAAAATCTTGATTAAAACCACCTTTGTTAATTCTTACGTAATCAGCAACAGCTTGTCCAAGCTTATCTTGTATGTCTTTATTACCACCAATAGTCTTATAAAGAGTAGCGTGTAAAAACTCGTGAGCAGCAACATTAATGTTTCCTCCTTCAGCTATAGAATTTTCTTTGTTTAAAACAACCTCAAAACTACCGTCTTTGTTTTGTATAATAAAACCAAAAGCACTAGCGTTAGATTTAGATTCTTGTACGTTTTGTTTTATTCTTTGTTGAAAGTTTTTAATTATTTTATTGTACTGTTTTTTATCTGCCTCTGTTAGATTATCATTGTTTTGTAACTCACCTTGTAAAGTAGCTATATCACTAGCTAAATCGTCGTTTTCTTTTTTTATTTTATCTTTAAAATATTTTAGTTGCTCTTTTTTAGTAGCCATTTCTGTGAGCTTACCAGTTTTTCTAGTTCCACCCATAGCTTCTGACATAACGTTTCTATCAGCTTGCCTTGCATTAAAAGCATCTATTTTACTTTGTATTTTAGCTTTTTCTTCTTCGTACTTTTTATCTAACTCTTCTTTTGTTTTTGGGTCTTCGTATTTTCTTATTATTCTGTTTTTTTCAGTAAGCAAGTCTTGTTCTTCAGCGTTTAATTCTTTAATTAAAGTTTGTTTTTCTGTAAAAGAAATTTCTTTATTAGAATTTATTTCATCTTGCTCTTTTTTTAAATTATGTAAACTATTTTCTATGTTTACTAATCTATTTTTTTCTTTACCTTTCATTTTGTCAATGTTTCTAACATTGTTAGACATTAACTTTTCTTTTTTCTTTTGTATTTTTTTCCACTGCGCCTCAAACTTATCTCTAACCAATGACGACGTGTTTGGATCTGCTATTATATCTCCAAATTCTCTTTGTTTTTTATTAAGTTCTTGAATTTGCTCCATATAATCTTTACCCATAAATATAGGAGACAACTTATTGTATACAGCAGGCATAGACATAGATCTTTCCATTATTAAACCTGTAAACGCAGCGCCTTTAACACCATCTGTCAAGCTTATGTCTTTTCCTAGCACAAACTTGTCAGCGATGTTACCACCTATTTGTGCTAAAACTTCAGACCCAGACTCCATACCAGCAGTACCTGTAGCTTTTAAAGTTCCGTTGATAGAAAAATTTTGCATAGCGGCTTTAAAACCTCTATCTTTTATTCTTTTAGTCATTTCCTTACCAACTCCCTTGAATATATCAAACGTAACTTTTTCTGATAAAATTTCTGAACCACCAGTTATAGTAGATGCTAACCATTTTTCAGCTAAAGAATACTCAGTGCTACCAAATGCGTTTGACCTTTCCATTTCATCGTATTTATTACCAAAAGCACTAGCACCCATAACATAAATAGACGCACCACCAGTTGCAGCCATCAAAGCTACTTGAGGTGCAAAGTTTGCTAAACCGTGAAGAGCATAAACACCAAGGTCAGCAGCATTGTCAATATTATCAAAATCTTCAACTTCTTGAACGCTATTGTTTAGATTAGTTATAAAGTTATTTACTTTTTCTTTTTTAGCTAACCTCATTGCATCAGTAAACTTATCATAACCTTTTAATTGCTTAACTATGTTAGGCATTTTTTTATAGTCGTTATCATAGTATTCAAAAAGCAAATCTTCAGGTAACTCTTTAACACTATTAATAAAACCTTCTAAACCACTAGCCAAACTAACCGCTGAAGTAGTTAACCAAGCTCCACCCGCAACTACATTGTGGTTGTTTCTTTTTATAAGATTTTGATATGCAACTAAATCCTCAGCGTTTTGTGCAAGTTCACCACTTAAAACAACTCTATCTTTATAATCTTTAACCCACATACCAAGATCTTCGCTAGCTTTTTTATAATCAGCAATCATAGTTGCATTATCTTTAAAAAGTTTTTCTTGACTTGCTTGAATATTTTTTTGATCAGTTATAAGAGCGTTTTGCTTGTCATTTATAGCGTTCCATTGATTAATTAAACTTATATCAGAGTCTTGGTTAACTTCACCTAAAGCTTGTTTTTCTTTTTCTAGTTTTTGAAGCTCTGTAGTTTTTAATTCAAATTGTTTTTTATATTCAGCATTTTTTGGCGCTACATTTTTTTGGTAAGACGCTTCAAAGTCAGTTAATTTTTTTTGCAACTTAGTTATGTTGTCATAACTATAATGAGTAGATCTTATGTTGTCTTTTAAAGCTTTATCTATTTTAGAAATAAATTTTTTATTTTTTGGCCCTTCAGGTTTGTTTACATCAAAATTTGGGTTTGGTATATCAGCTTTTAATAAGTCATCAGTTTTTTTACTTTTTTCTTTTATACTGTCAGTTCTTTTAAAATCAAATAAACCAGTGTTATTTTCTATGTAATCATTAACACTCTTTTTAAAATGGGCATCAGCATCTTCTTTAGTCATAACATCAGCTATCAAGTCATCTATAAACACGCCTTTTTCAACACGGTTGTTAACATACTCACCGTGTTTACCTTCTTTTATTTCTTTTAAAATTCTTGTTATTCTATTATCACTAATTTCACTAGTTAATCCTTTTCTATTTTCTTGTTGTTCTTGCTCTAGTTTTATTCTGTTTTTTTCAGCTTCTTTTCTTCCATAAGCAGTGTTAGAACCTCCTAATTGATTTTGAGTGTTATTTATATTTCCAGTTACCTCACCCGCGCTAGGATCAACCATTTGCATGCCACCAAAGTTTATATTTGAAGAGGTTGGGTCAGGGGTTTTATTGTTGTAAAGTTCTGCTTGTCTTTCAATAGAAATATCTAGCTCTTTTCTTTTTTTAACAAGCTTATAATAGTTTTCTAAATCGGTTCTGTTTTTAATTTTAACATTTTCTAAATCTTTACCTATCAACTTGTGAGAGTCTATAGTTTGTATTATGCCTTGATCATCGTAAGCATCACCTTTAGTGTCAAGCATGTATTCTTTAAAAGACTTTGCTTGTCCTGGTTGTTCTTGGTAAGCATAGTATTGTTTTTTTAGCTCTTCAGGAACATCTTCTTCTGCAACGTTGTTACCATCAGGATCTTTAAATAAACTCATAGATATACCATCTACTTCTTCTATAACTTGCCACTGGCTATAATCTGGTTGTGTTGGTCCGTACTCTTCTGGAATTACAGGTACTGATTCTCCTATTACTTTTTGTTTCCAAGTGCTATAATCATGAGTCACGCCAAGCTTACTATGTACTTTAGATAAATAATCGTCGTTGTTTTTAACTTTATTTACCCAAGTATCAAAGTCATGTGAAATGTTTAATTTACTATGTACTTTTTGTAAATACTCTTTCTCCATTATATATTATTCAAAATTAAGATCATCAAAATCAAAGTTTTCTAAATCAAAGTCGTCAAGAAAAGTGTTTTCGTTTTTATTAGTAACTGTTTTAGAAGTTTCTGTAGTTATAGACTGTTGAGCTTGTAAAACACCTTCACGTTCTTTAATTTTATCTTCAGTTATACCTACACCACCCATTGGTCCACTATGTTTCTTTCTTTCTTTATTGTATTTAGTTAAAGCCTCAAATATATCTTTACTATTTTTGACATATCTTTCTATACCAACATTATCACCGGAACCTTTATTAGCATTAATTATTTTTTCTCTAATATCTTTCTCACTTCCTTCAAATAACTCATAACTACCATCTTGTTTTTTGAAATAAGTACCTTGCGATCCAGTAAACATTTTTGAAGCAGGATCTTTAAGCTTTTCTCCTATAACTAAAGCTGTTTCTCTTGTTATTTCAATATTAGCATTTGGATCATTAGCGTTTTGAACTTTAAATGTTGGAGGTGTTACAGTTTTATCTTGCTCACTTGTTGTTGTGCTTGTTGATTCACCTGCTGTAATTTGAGCTTTTACAATTTCTTTTCCAAGATCAACCTTTCCTTTTGTTTTTATTAAATCTTCTCTAAGTGTGTTTTTATAATATTCAAGTTTGCGTTTATTTAATTGCTCTAGTGCATTAGCTTCTGACACACCTTTCCAATGTGCTGTGTGATTATTTTCTACAGCTTGTGTCATTTTCTCAGCCATAATTCTTTTTGAAACTTCCATATTAAAGTTTGGATTAGTATGGTCTGTTATAGCCGCAATAAAATTATCTTTTTCTTCTTGACTAATTGTGCCATCACCATCAGGGTCATAACCACCAATAGCCATTAAAGTTTCTTTTATTTCAGGTTCTAATGATTCATCTTTTATTAATAAATCTTTAAAACCTTCACCACCACCTAAATCATCAACTAAAGCAGCTCTAAATTCTTTTTCATTTTTAGGTAAAGATTGTGATATTGTGTTTAACACAGAATTTCTATCAAAAGCAGAACTTTGTTTGTTTTTACCGTTTAACTCACCAATAGTTTTACCCATAGTATAGTTTTTTAATATGTGCATGTCTTCAAACTCAGCGTTAGTTTTCTTTACGCCATTAACGTTAAATACCATTTCACCTTTTTCGTTTTTCTCAACTTTATAATTACCTTTTAAAACAGCTGTCATATAAGCGTTTTCTTCTGGTGTTTGCGCAGCGCTTAAATCACCATCTTTTTGTAGCTTTGCTAAATCAGTTATAAAAGCTTTATGTTGTTGTGTAAACTGAGATCTTTGTTGCATTGCTTTTTTAGCAGCCATCATACCTTTTTGATCACCAGCTTTTAATGCTGCTAAATAATTGTTTTTAGCTTCTTGTGCAAAGTCTACAGTATCGTTGTATAAAACATCACCTAAAGCGCCAGAGCTTAATTCAACTTCATTTGCAGCTTCTGTAAAAGCATCGTACATATCAACTTTTTCTTGCTCTACTTTTTGTATTTCACCTATAGCACCAACAGCCATATCTGTTCCAGCTTTTGTAACTTTATCTAAACCAGAAAGATCTGCAGGCGCCATGCTTCTACCTACATCTGCCGCGCCTTTTATTAAGGCCATGTCTGCTCTTGTACTTACTTTAGCCATGTTATTTGTTTTTATTTATTTTTAAGTCTTTTTTGTATGGGTATGGACTACTAGGCATACCACCTCCAAAACCATAACTATAATCTGTTGTTCCTACACCACCAGGCAGTACATTACTGCTAACACCTGCTTGTTCAGCTGGGGTTAGTACAGTGTAGTTATTACCTGTGTTAGGGTCTATTGGTGCAACATCAGGCTGAGGTGTTGTTGATCCTGGTAGTTTTGGTATTTTCATACCAGCTGTAGCTATTTGAGCTCCAGCACCAGCTATATCACCAATAGCACTCATTTGATCTGCTTTTGCTTGTCTTATAGCATTGTTAGCCGCTGCAGTTCTTTGTTGCGACATACCAAACAGTGTAGATGTTTTTTGATATTCTAAACCTCTAGCTTCTTGAGCACCAGCTTGTCTCATTTTCTCAGCATACATTTCACCTTGCCCTTCTAATTGCTGTATTCTAGCGCCTTGTTGTGCGGCCATTTTTTGATTTGCAGCTTCTTGCATACCAATACTTGCAGATGCTTTTTGCAAGTTTAATTGTCCTTGGTTTGAAAGCGTCTGTGCTAAAGCTGCTATACCACTACCACCTGCAGCACTACCCAAACTGTCCATAATGTTGGCTTGGCTTTGTTGAAATTGTTGAGCTTGAAATTGTGCTTGCTGTTGGTTAACAGTCATATCTTCAAACGTGTTTTCTAAGTTTTGATAAGGGTTTCTAACTCCAGCCGCAAGATTACTAGTATCAAGATTTTGATATTCTTTTTTCATTTTTTCCATCTCAGCTTTAGCTTTTCGCTGTTCGTTAATCCTACCTTTACGACCAGCTAAAGATACACCAAGCTTTGCAAGACCACCCGCACCAGCAACACCAGCGCCTATTAATGCTATTGTACCAGCTATTGCAAACGCCATAATCTATTATTTTTTGTTAATATAATTTTCATATTCTTTATAATTTTTTGAAACTATTTCAGCTTCTAGTTTGTCTAAGTTTTGTGTATTGCTAGGGTTTTTGTGTATGTTTACAAATATACTTTCTTCATTTGCATATATAACCCTTTTAACGCCTGGTGTTGAAACTACATAACAAGGCGCTATATAATCTTCTGTAGAATCTTCTGTTGCCACTGTGATGTGACCGGTTAATAAAAACCAAATATGTAAGTGGTTGTGTATTGCACCTACAACCATAGAGTCTTGTGTCATTGTCATTTGCCTAACATATATACCGTCCGCAAACGTATGTTTTAATGGAAACTTTTCTGATCTTACTATTTTACCTTTATTTCCAACAATATTTTTTTCATCAACATTATCTAATAATGTTTTTTCTAACTCTAATATTTTACTTCTAGAGCTTATTTCGTTTTTTACCATATAATATAACTTAAGTATATATTATAGTTACACTTTTTGCTATTTATTTACTACTTTCAAATATTTCAGAGCCAACAGCAAATAATTCTATTTTATCTTTACTATCGTTTATAAATTTTACTTTAGCGTAATAACCCAGCAAACCACTTACGTTAGCTCTATTATCTTTTGAAAACATAATAAAATCAGATGATGATGGTGGTGCTTGACCACTTGGTTGATCTATAGTTAGCGTATTAGTATTGTTATTTACATTTGTTATAGGTCCAATTAAAACAATATTGTCTATGTCATTTGTTTGGTATTGATTACCTTGTACACCTTGCAAATTAGTTGGCACGTACCAAGCAAGATCACCTACTTGTACTGAAACGTTTACTGTTTGACTAAATCCTATTGTTATTAATGGCATATTATGATACTGTTAAAATGTTATCTAAAGCTAAAGTTAATGTTAAGTTGTTATCACCGTAAGAAACAACCTCAACGTCAGCAGTTATTGTCGCTGATCTACTACTACCGGTAAATGTTATTGTTTGACCGTTTTCTATAGTTTGAGCAGCACTAGCGGTTATGTTTACACCTGCACTTATAGAATCAACGTGTGGAGTTCCAACAACACCAATACCTGAAAAAGTTACACCTTCTACAGCTTTTATACCGTCAGTACTTGCTATAGGTATTGTTGTACTATTACTAACTGCGGCGTCTGTTGTTGTAGTAATATCGTCTAAAACAACTTTGAAATTTTTAACTTTAAAATCAGTATTGTTAAAACTTTTAGAAGCATCAGCACCTTTACCAGTAAGAGTTATAGTAGTACCAGGATCAACAACAGAAGAAACGCTAATAACAATTGTACCACCGCTAGATTCTTCAAGGCCTGTGCCATCATCACTAGGAACTAAAGGTATATCGTAAACTGGAAATATATCTGTAGATTTTGTTTTATTGAAAAAACCTTTATATATATATTTTATATAAACACCGGTGTCAATACCTGAGCCGCTAACACCCATACCAACAGAAAGACCTGATATATCTGTTAGCTCTAGATTTATTCCGTTAGAGTTTACTGACTCTCTAGTTGTTGTAAACTCAAAATCTTTATCTGTAGGTTGGTTTGCAATAACAAAATTACCAGTGTTTATAGAAACAGGCCATGATATAGAAAATTTTTGAGCAGGCGAAGTCGTAAAAGCGTTAGAGTCTATACCCGTTGCCGTTACATTGCTTGGGTATGTGTAAGCACTATTACTACCCGCAGAAACTAAAGAAAATGTAGTAGTTGTGTTTTTAAACTTACTTATTTTAGGTAGTAAATAGCTAAAATCACCACCTAAATTATCTGACATTTTAGTTTCGTAATGACCTTCTGCTATTAAATTTATATAATAGTAATCATCATCTACAATAGCTGGAAAAGAAATAACACCAGTGTATTGGCCAGTACTTCCAATTGTAACTGGATTTAATCTAACTGGAGTTGCGGCAAATGTAGCTGCTGGTACAGTTTGAGTTTCACTATTTAATATTACCGTGTTTTGAGGGAAATTATAATAATAGTTGTCCTCATTGGTAACAGTCATACTAAATACAGCACCAGGATCACCAAAAACAGTGTACGACCTGCTAACGGCACCGGCTTGCATAGCGGCTGTATTTATCGTTATATTTGTTATTTGTTTCATTTTTTATATACAATAATAGTTGTGAACTGTAGCGTTAGGGTTGTAGCTAGATTGATTTGGATCCATACAACCGTATATCACTGTAAAAGTACTAACATGCTGATGTACTGGAAGGTTACAATTGTTATCTGCGTTGTACGTGTTATTGTCCCAAGTAGCGGTTAAAGTAAAAGTTCCGTCTCCAGGATTTGCACTTAAGTTTCCTCCGTTAAAATCTGTAAACCAGTCATACATTATATAGCCACTAGTTTGACCCGGACTTGAAAGCATAAACAGCCCTTGGCTGTTTGGATTGTTTGGAGCACCTCCAGGAAAATTTGAAAAATTATAAACAGTTCCACCTACCGTTGTGTAAGTAAGGGTAAATGTTGCTAAAGGAAATTGATATAACCAATTTGTATGATCCCAGGTTAATGACCAGTAAGAAGCTAATGGCTCAAGAGCATTAGTTGGATTTACGTTAACAACAAATGATGCTGTTGGAAGTGTAGGTGCTATGCACAAAGATTGGTCACTGCAAAGAGGATCAGCAGTAGGATCATAATTAAGCTGTGAACAATCAGTACAATATAAATTACCGTAGCTACCACCACAACAAGAACCATCATCTATCATTGCAATAATGTTATAGTTATTAGCTGTTGGATCCATACAACCTACGTAAATACAAGATCCATCGTCATAAGCTGCGCCAGAAAAGTAGTTAATTGCATTTGGATCGGTACACCCTCCAATGCAAGGTGGGTTACAACCACTCTGACATCTTGAGTCTGCGCCAGGCGAGTAATTTTCAGGGTGATAACCATTACCAGTTCCACAACCACCAACATTTGGATAACCTACATTAGTACCATCTCGGCAATCACCGTTAATGTCTGGATTATCACCAGGAAGGTTACAACCACAAAAAAGTATATTACAAAAATAACAGCTTCCATCATCAAAAGTAGCTGAAGGATCGTAGTTATCTGCTAAAGGATCGGTACAGCCTGGTATTGAAGCTATACAAGAACCATCATCACATGTTGCGTTTGGATCATAATTAGTGTTTACATACCCATCTCCTGGGTCACATAAACCACTACTTCCTGGAACTATACCTGGAGTAATACAATTACCGTAAATATCTGGAAAATTATCACCACCTATAGAACCATCTGTACAGCCGTATAAGCAAGGAACGCAAGAACCGTCATCGCAAACGGCCGCAGGGTCATAATTAGAAGAGTTAACATCAGTACAACCAGGTGTGCCAATACAAGTTGGGCATGTTGCAGTTGCAATAGTATAACTATTATAAGCACCAGTACCATTTGTTATCAATATAGTACCACCGTTTACAGTATCACAATCCCAAGTATCATTATAAGTACACTGTGTAGGGTCACATATATTTGGAGGTGATAAGTTTTGGTTATTGTTAGCTAAAGGATCACAACAACCAGATATTGGATATGTACAACTTCCATCATCAACATTAGCTAGTGGGTTATAGTTAATTGCATTAGGATCAGTACACCCAAGAACTGGAGGTGGAACAGATGTAGCTCTACCAATACCTTGAAAAGAAAACTCAGCTGTTTTTATATCCATGTTATCAATTATAGTATTACCTTTTATGTAATTGAACCATTTACCTTCTTTTTCTATAAACTCATTAACATGACCTTTTTGGTTATTTATTTGATCTGTATTTATTGTGCTAACATGCCAACCATCTTTTGAAATTAACCTGTCATATCCTTCAGATTCACTAGAAAGTACACCTGCGGGTACTGATTCTATGGTTATTTTTGATTTAGTACCTTCGTAGTTTAACGTTTGATAATTTTTAATACTACTAGGTTCTGTGTTTAATAAAACATCTACAGAAGATGGTTCAAAGTCTCCATAAAAAGTGTTTCTATCAACATAGTCTGCGTGATGTATATATATATAACCTTCTTTAAATGTATAATAATTGTTACTTACACTTAATCCATTTTCAGGTATAAAAGATTTAAAACTAACCCAACCTTTTACGTTTTCGTTATAGGTTACTGTAAAATCATTTTTTCCATACGCAGAGTAATTCTCTGTTAAAGTTAAGTTGTAATTGTTTTTATCAGAATCAAAAGAACCTACTATTTTTCCGTAGTTTTTTAAATTGTCACCAAACCAATCGCTCATACCGTAATCAGATATAGGTGTTATACCGTCTTTTGACAACCTTAACACAGCAGATCTTTGCTTGTCTGTAAAATAAGCCCTGTAATTATCCACAGCAAAGCTTTCTGGGTTTTTAGATATACCGTAATCACCACTAAAAGGTAGTGTTTGTCCTAAAACTCTATTTGAAGCTATTAACTGAGGATTACCATCAGCATTAAATATAGCGTCTTTATTCGCAGATATTCTTATAACTTTATCTTCACAAAAAGATATTAAATCTGTATTTCTACTAAATAACTTTTGTATACTACCGTAAGTAGGGTTTAAATCTTTTGTTATTTTTTCTGCTTGTATAAATTGGTTTAAGTTGTTAACACCGCTATTGGTGTTGTATATTCCAGAGTATATTAAGCCACTACTTCTTCTTTCTTCTTTATAAACAGCATCTAAAACTGCAGATACAACAGGTCCTTTGTCTATAGTAACTTCATTAAAAGAATCTCTAATTCTATTAGACTCTACACCATTACCAAAAGAATAACAATTAAACCAAGATAACGCAAACTTACTGCCAACAATATTGTGTGATATTTTGTATGTAGTTTCTTCTAAATAAAAATGACCGGGTGATGTAGATACAGGTTGAGGAGCTATTGATGGTGTATTGACTTGCACATTGTCAAGTTTTAAACTAACATATGATTCATCAGCTCTATTAAAAACAAAAGTTTCACCAGGAGCCATATTCACTGTTCCTGTTGTTAGATTAGTGTTTAATGATTGATTTAACACAACTTCGTTAGGACTGTTCCAGCGGACTATATAAGTACTAGGTAAATAAGGTGGGTGTTGGTCGTAAAGAACCGAGCTGTTCGCAGGGCAAGACAATATAGATCCTACTGGCGCATAAAGATTATTATTAACACCATTAAAGTTTATAGGGTATGCTTGACTAGCTTCATGATAAATATCTAAATCTATGTTTTCTTTAGGCTCTGTTTCCCATATTGCTGGATTTTTAGTTATAGTCAGCTTAGAATCGTTAGATCTTCTTGGGGTTATAAACTCAATCCCAATTGGAGTAGAGTCATCAGCACCTTGATTAGTAGATCCCCAAGCTTGACCAACAGGGTTAGGTGAAGATTGAGTTACTGGATCTTTGTCTAGTGGTATTATATAAGTTACTCTTCTATTATTTGCTCTACCAAAATCTCTCCACTTATCTCTATAACCCGTGTAAGAAGGGTTGGTCCAATCACTGTTTAAGTTAAAGTTACTAGGTGGATTTTTCCATATTTGCCAAGCATCTTCTACTTGATTCCAGCTAGTATGATTTAATCTTCTTTCTATTTGAACAGGTCCTGTTATTGTGTATATAGTTCCGTTTGTGTCACTAGTAAATCTAAATTTAGAACCTTCTACAATTTGATCTACAATAGTAGCTTCGGCAGCGTTATCTGGATTTGTGCCTTTACCAACGTCCCAAATGTAGTTTTCGTTAAAATCAGAATATGTTTTTTTCTTACCACCAGGTATATCTTCAAAGGGGATTTCACTAGCACCTATTCTAGGTTCAACAGCACTATAAGCAAGCTCCATGTAAACTTGTCCACTATTATCTGTATATATACCTTGGCCCCATCCACCTTGAAAATTAGGGTTCATCGAAGCACCAACAGCCCCACCTCCACCTTGAGGTGTACTAACTGGTGGATAACCGCTATCAAAATAACATTGGTCAATAAACCACTCAGAATCAACTTCACCATCTTGTGGATCGTTAAAATCTAAATTATCTTCCCACTTAGCTTTAGTATCTGATTTATTCACACCTGTAGTGTTTTCACCACTAGCATTGTTTCCAAAATAGTTAGTCGCTCCTTGACCACCTATATCAGCATCTAAAAGATAATATGTGTTTGCTCTTGCTAAAACCTCATATTCAGCTTCACTGTTACTTGTAGTTATGTATTGATCAGTAACACCGTCACTATTTATTTTAACAAAAAATTTACCTTCAAATTCTGGGTCTTGTGTTATTTTTCTTTTGTAAACTTTAAGAGAAAGATTTGATTTGAAATCAGGTAAGTTGTTACTAGATACTGTAGGAAAATTAGGGTATAATAAATCTTGATCAGCATTTTCTATAGGTCTATCCAAAACAATTCTATAAACACTACCACCATTAACACCCTGGTCAGTATACACGTTTAAACTAGTTATATCGTATTTTTTGCTATACACATTACCAGCTTCAAATCTTAAAGACAACTCAGAGTTTACTAATTCGTCAAGTTTTCCACCACCATTATTAACCCAAGTGTCTTCATCTATTTCAAAATGCCTTTGTCCTATTACCGGTTGAGAAGTAGACAACAATGTTGGTGTATCATTGCCAGAAGAAGCACCTGCTATTGTAGTTCTGCTTTTAATATATTCTGGCGCCTCGTTTTCTATTGCTAGTATTTTATACCTTGCTTTTTGCTTTATATAAACATTAGTATCAGCTTGTTTTTTAAGTATTATAAAAGTTTCTTCATCAACTTTGTTTCTTTCGGACGATGGAAACGAAAGCCATATAGTGCCATCTTCACCTGCATACCATCTATCCATTGCTAAATTATAATATTCGTTTGCAGTTTCTTTTACATAGAACTTAAAGTAACTAGCCCAGCTTGGTGGAGGTGTTTTTAGCTCTGTAGTTATTTTAACTTTACTAGCAGAGCTTCTCTTTGGTAAATTAAAGGTAGATTCTGGATTACTAAACACTGGTGTTTCTCTACCATATTCGTCCATAAAAGTAACACCAACTTGATATTCTCGTAAAGATTTTAAAGACTCGTAGCCTAAATACGACCCTAGAGCGCCAGAAGTGGCAACAACTGTATCTACATTTATCACAGGTTTTCTAGTATCGTTACCATCAAAACTGTGCCTTAAATTATACCTAGCATTATTATATCTTATTTTTGGGTATCTTGACTCTCTACCACTTTCTAAAATTGGTTTGTCAAGATTATAGTTTTGCAAATAATTTGCGTAAACAACTCTGTTACCTGTTATTTCTTGTGCTAAAGCTTTTCTAGGTAGGTTATCCCAAGGTCTTAAAAGTTGATTAGAAGGTAAGGCAGCGTATATTAAATCCGATGTTAAAGCGTATTGATTTGCGTCCCAACTATTAAGATTACTAACACCGTTAACTGTTATAGTTCCATAATCGCTTTTCTTTATTTTGTCAACAACATAAACTATTGGTGAATTACTTTCTTTATAAAGTAAATCAACTTCAACAACATCTCCAGGGGTTTCAAAAGGTAAAAAATCTCTAAGCTCAATTGAAACTAATAAACTTTGCATAGCCGTGTTAAAAGGAGATGTGGAACTATAATTAAATTCTCCAGGTGAAAAAACTACGTTTGTAAATGGTGCAAAAGTAGAATACTCACCGTCTCTGTATTTCCATCTATAAGAAAATCTAGGAAACTTTTTTTCAAATAAAAGATCTTCAACAACAGGCCTCATTACATCATAACTTTTTCTTGCAGCTTGAGTAGCTCCAGATATACTAATTATCTCAATTCTATAAGCATCACCAGTATTTGCCCCGATTAAGTTATATGGAACGTTTGTTAAACCAGCCACGTATTGAGTAGCTCCACCCATACCAGCTACTATTTTTGCTCTAACCTCAAAATCGTTAGGTAAAGAACCAGAACTACCACCACTTAAAAATCTTATTTCATCACCGTTTTGTAAATTATTACCGTATTGCCAAACTAAATATTGAAGAGCTATTTCCATAACATCTCCAGGTTGAGCTAAAGTACCAGTACCGCTTGCAAAATCAATTTGAGGTGTTCCATAACCAAAAGGGCCAGGACCAGCTATTAATTCAATAGGAGTATCGTATTGTGGATTTATTATTAAAGGAGTTAAGGGGGATTTTTTTATAGCTGTTATATGGTGTTCTTGTAACAGTATATCACTATTGATTGTAATATTGTTTTCCGGTACTATAAGCCTTGTATTTTTATCAAGACCGTTACTCCCTTCAATACATCTTTGTATGTTTATTTTTTTAGGTTCGTTGTAATTGTCTGTCCAAAAAAGAAAATCATTAAGTATATTTATACCAGTAATTAATTGACCAGGTTGAAAATTTAAAACTCTTCTTATATCTTGTGGACCAGCTGAGCAATCTGTTTTTGTAGGTTTACTAAATATAAATGAAGACATGTTTTGCGCTGAACTACTAAGCGGAGGTATGTTGAAATTGTTTTGTAGAGTAATTATTAAATTACCAGATGGATCTGGTGTTATATTAGTTATTGGGTTATTACCAAAATAACAAACCTGATTAAAAGAATCGTCAAATTGAGCAACCATACCGACTTCAATAAAATCTTTATTTGGATCAGTAAAAGGAACAAGTAGTGTATTGTTAGCGCTATCGTGATTACCGTATAAAGTTCTAATTCTATATATATCTACAACAACAGGCGTTACAACACCACCTTTGTATTGAAGTATCATATCCCTACTTATCTCTTCTTGAAGACCTAAATATACAGATCCAGCAATTAACCAGTATAGTGCATCATTTTTTTCATCAACAACAGCGCCAACACAATAAGCAGAATCACCTACTTCGCTACCTTTCATTAAAAGCTTATTACCTAAAATATTTTCTATAGCACCAACGTCAGAACTATCTGAAGTTGATATTTGCACGTTCATTGCATCTCTATATTGACCATTAGGCACTAACCTTTCATCAAGGTCTTTATTCATCTTACCCTGAGTGAAATTGTTTTTAATTTCTGGCATGTATTAGTGTTTTATTTGCTTAGACTTACCTCTAAGTATTTGACTTAATTCTTCTATCTTTATGTTTGACAACCTTAGCTTTGCAACTCTTTTAGCTGCAAATTTTTCTTTTTTAAACCTGTTAACTAAATACTCAGGCGTGTTAGCTCTTGTTGCTAGTATTGCATGTGCTATACACTTGTACATTGCTTCTTCAGCAAACTTATGTACTATCATCTCTTCATCAGTACCTAAGCTATCACTTATGTAATCTAACACTATATCTTTACCAGATATATTAGAGCTAAAATAAATATGACCAGAATTATTATCTATAAAATAAGAACCGTTGTCTTGTGCAAACTGCGGGTCTATACCAAACCTTTGCCCTTCGTTTTGGTACATTATATTATCTTCGTAGTCATCATTACTATTTTGTGTTGATGTATTTGAGTTTGATTTGTATTTTGACCAAGAGCCTGATTCTTTATTTAAATCTACAAATATAAGCTCTTCACCTGTAATTTGCGTGTTTGTAGGCGCACCAGGATCAACACCTATAGAACCATCTAACAACCATTGCTCGTGAGCTGGGTTTGTTAACGTTATATTCATACCAGGAAAATTACCACTAGTTGAATCACCTACAGTAGCTACAGTTGTATTTTTAGGAATACCAGGGCCATAAACTGTCATACCAACAACTATGTCTTGTTCTGCAAAAAAGTTTATTTGCATACCACTACCAGGTCCGTAAGCAAGATAATCTGTTGTTGCTTGTCCGTTTGTTTTTAACCTACTAGCACCAGTTACAGCAACTCTAGTTTCTTTAGCAAACTTAGGTAGCAATTTGTTTGACTTAATATCACCAACACCATCTTTGTGTGATTTTCTACCTGTAGCTGTAATACCATATTCTTCATACTCGTTTGACGCAGGTATACTATAAGTTCCTGTAACAGGATCGTAAACACCACCGGCAGTTTTTCTAATAAAACTATTTGTTTCTAGTTTATAACTACCGTCAGCGTTTTGTTGATAAGAAGTAGGGTTTGATGTTTTTAATGCTGGATATAAAATTTTTGCAATACCATCTTTGTCAACACAAGAAATTTTTACATAGTTAACATAATCTTGTGGTAAAGGCATTTTAAGTGTTGGTGGAACTGTATACTCTAAAGCTTTTGATGATTTAAATGTATCAAAGCTCAACTCTTGTAAAGCTCTCATGGCATGGAACGCTACATCTGTTCTTCTAGCTCTACTAATTATTTTATCTTCACCAACGTAAGCTATTATAAATTGATTTATTATATCTGTTAGTAAGGTAAATTGATAGTTACCATAGTTTTCATCTCCACTGTTTTGTATTCCGTCAGCTCCTTCGTAGTAATATCTTTGTGATGCGTTTAGTAGTCCCATTTATTATTGTTTTTCTTTTTGTTCTTTTACTTGGTCTAATTGTGTACCTATTTGAACTAATCCAGGCTTGTTTAATGTTATACCAGCATAAGCAAGTATTTTAACAACTAAAGCGTGTTCTTCTGATCTATGTAATTCAAAGTGCTTTGAGTTAGTAGCATCATGCAAAGCATTACTACCAATAACATTGTAACCCCAATAAACTTTTTCTGGTTCTTTTACGTATGTAGCTACTATAGTACCACCAGGTAAATTCTTAGGAAACACCTCTAACATATCGCCGCCTGATTGGTTTTCATACCTTGTGTACACGGGTCTTCTTGCTGTTGGCTTTGCTAAAGGCGATGCTGATGCATACATTAATTCTTTAGCATCAAGCTCTTCAACCTCTCTTCCTCTATAACTTAAAGTACCTAACCTGTAGCATTTGTCAGGTAAGTTATATAATTGAGCAGAAGAACTTATTGTTGTTAAAACTTTTTGTTTTTTAAATAAAGATATTTTTTCATCTAAAATATCTAGCATGTCAGAATACTCGGTACTATTACCAGGTCCTCTACCGTATGTATTAACGTCATAAAAATATTGCTCAAAGGTTTCCATTTGCGCTTGATTTGCAAATAGATTAAACTCTTGTGGTGTTATATAACCTCTTTGTTCTTTATTAGCTAAAGCTAAAACTCTTTGATATACTGTATCTACGTTAACCATTTTATTTATTTTTTATAAGGAAACGCTTTGTTTAGCGCCTCTTTTCTTTTATTACAATTGCAACCTTTTTTACCAAACACACCTTGCTTATTTAAGTACTGTGTAAATGATTTTATACCAGTCGCTGTTGTAAATTTTTCTACTGTATCTCCTAGTCCTTGTGATTTCATATTTATTTTTTTTAGTAGTTGCAGTCGCCCCGTAGAGCGACTGCTTCTACAGTTTGATTATTTTAATCTTTTTTCTAATGTTTGGTAAATCTCCATACCTTCATCAGTTTTAAACCAAGCGGCTAAAGCTGTGTATGGGTGCTCATCAAAAGGAACATTCATTAGTTTTCTATTGTTAGAACCCCAACTAAAAGTTCTTTGGTCTGATGATAGTTTTAATAATCCCATTTCAGTTGCTTTAATACCAAAGTTTCTTAGCATTACATTGTCATCTTCAAGTAAATCTAAGAATAAAACTGGGTTGTTTCTAGCAAATACAAGCAAATCGCGTTTAAGTTCCTTAGAACTCATATTAGATACGCTAGAACCTTTCTCAACACGCATTATAGCTTCTGCCATATCTATATCTATATCTCTAGCAGCTATTATCGCATCAGCTTCTAGTTCTAATATTTCTATGTCTTGACCAGCTTCTTCAATGGGTTTGTATTCAGTGTATACTTTGTCTCTATGTGGGTGATACAAAGATAACATCTTTTGTAAAACTGTTTTTTCTTTTTCTACAAACAAAGTACCATTTCTAAATATAACGTGAGCTAACCTTTGATCTCCTTTCATTTCATCAACAAAAGGTGTTCTTTGATTTTCACAATATTTTAACTCTCTTTCATAACCTTTTTCTTCGTCAAAATAATAAACGTTTGAAGACTTTAGCATGTATGATAAGGGTTTTTTATAACCTTTTAAATTATAAACCCTATCTTTCATTTCCCAAGTTGCTTTTTTAGGTTCAACTTTTACTTTTGGTTTTGGTGTTTCAACAACTGGTGCTTCAACAACAGGTACCTCTACCTTTTCTTGTTTTTTTGAATAGTCCATAATATAATATATAATAAAATTAATAAATAAAAGGACCGAGGCCGAAGCCCCGGTTCTTTATAATAAACAGTGCTTATTTCATTAACATGAAATTGTTAGCACCTTGTGTAATTAAACATCTTTCAGTTAAGAAGTGTAATTGCATTGCATCTAAAGCAGATGTAGCAGCACCAACAGAACCAGTAACCCAAGACTTCATTCTTCGGTCATCAGTTTGTGAAGCTCTATATCTTACATGTAAGAAAGGTCTCTTCATGCTTTGTCCAACAGTTTGATCGTAAACTGAAGAAGTACCAGCAGGAATCATAACCCCTCTAATAGCAGCGCCAGCAGCTGCAGCAGAGTTAATACCACCTCTTGTAGCTTTATCATTTAAGTATCTAAAGTCAGATTTGTAGAAGTCATAAGAACCTCTTCTGAAACCAGAGAAACCTAAATTTAATGCCATATCTTCAGAGTTGTTAAATACTCCGTAAGAAGTACCTCCAGCTCCGTAAGAATTCATTGCAGCTAACATATCGTCCATAGCTAAGCTAGTAGATCTGTTAACAAACATCATGTATTCTTCAATAGCACCTTGCTTATCAAACTCAGCTAAGATAGCGTCAAATTCAGCTAAATCAGTAGCAGCGTTAACACCAGTAACACCAGTAGTAACATTACCTCTTGATTCGATAGCAGCAAATAAACCTTCAGTACCTGCGCTGTTAGCAGTGTTTAAAGTAGATGAAGGAGCAATTGTAGCACCAGGAACCTCAGAAGTAGCAGCAGCAAACTCAGACTCTAGCATTGACATTTCAATATAGTCGTTGAAACGAGCTCTAGTGTCAGACTCAGCTTTTAGGTACCATAAGTAACCTGATTGTCCTAACTCAGTAGATACTTCAACCCAACCAATTCTTGAAGCGTCAGATCCAGATACTTCGTAGTAATCTTTCATAATAATTGGCTTATTTTGGAAAGATTTGAAGCTTGGCTCATTAGCACCTCTAGCATCAGTAGTGTTGCTAGTACCAGCAGCAGCAGTATAGTTTGTTGCTTTACCAAATTCAGAACCATAAACTAATATAGTAGTTCCGTCAGCAGTAGTGTTTGCAGACAAAGCAGACTGTCCATAAGGTAGTACATCAAGTACAGCACCATTAACAACAGCAACTAAACATTTGAAAACACCATCAGAGTTAGATACGATAATAGTATCGTTAACTCTAATACCGTGACTCGCAGCTGTAAAGCCTGAAGTACCATCAATATCGTTTTCAATTGTTATTTGCGCAATGTTAGATACACCAGTACCAGGATCAGCACCTGCAGTTGCAGAGCTAACGTTACCTGTGTAAGATAAATGTAATCTTGATTGTTCAGACCATACAACTTGATCAGCTGTCATAGCCTCTTCAGCCCCAACTTGTGATAAGAAACCTGAAATAGTTCTCGGTCCGAAAACTTCAGCTTCTTTTTCCATTAGGTCCGGTAAATATTGCTGTGCCCAACCTTCATTGGCTGTACCAGCAAGATCTAAATAGTTTGATTGTAGCGTTTGCTTTTGTGAAGCAGGTACACTATTCAATAAACTTCCAGGAGTAATACTCATAATTTTGTAATTTTAAATTTATAATTTATTTATTTTTAATCTTAAACTTAAAGCTAGGAGAATCATCGCTAAGTACTCTTACTTTTGGCCCGCTAGTATTGTCGTTTGAAAACGATTGTCTAGGGTCCATATTAACATTTTTGGCTTTTGCAATGCTTTCTTTAATAGCATCTGCTTTACCTTGTTCATAAAAGTGATTAGCAATAGCATCGGGATTCATTGCTGTAAACAGAGATTTATGATAACCCTTAGCATCTGACATTTCGTTATTTTTATTCAAGAACTTCTTGACAAAATTATTAATATCGCTTTGAGTTTCTTTTACCTCACCAGCATTCTTCACATTAAACCTATATTTTTTATCTCCGACGTTGTATTCAAAACCTTTGAATTTATCGTTAAAAACTTGTTTAGTTTTTAATTTAAAAGTGTTAGTTTGTTGTTCTGCTATTTTTTGAGTTTCTTCCGACTCTTTGTTATACCTATTAAAGAAGTCCATAGCTTTTTTAGCTTCAGGTGTTAACCTAGAACCAGCTTTGATTTCTTCATAGTATTTAGACTTTTGCCCGTCTAGGTGGCTTTTAGCGTTGGCAACTTGCTCTTTTAACGCTATTTTTTTCTTTTTAATATCTCTTTCTTCATCAACTTCTTCGTCATACGAAAACGAGTCTTCAATTAAAAACTCTACTTCATCTGATGTTAAATGAGATTTAGTTTGTTTATAGTACTCTCTTAGTACTGTCATATCATCATAACTAGAATAATCTTGGTTAAGACGAACGTAGTCTTCTAAGCTACCACCGGTTTCTTCCATAAAATCTACAACCTTTTGTAAATTTTCAGGTATTGCTTTGCCAGTCTCTTGAGCTTGTTCTATAGCTTCTACAACTTCCTCAGCTAGTTCTTCTGTTTGCTCTTTAACCTCTTCTTCAGTAACTTCTTCTAATACTGGAGTTTCTTGTGTTTCAGCTTCCGGTTGTACTTCTTCTTGTTTTTCTGTGGTGTTGGCATCTTCAACGAGCTCAACCACTCCGCTGTTGTCAGCGTTATCTTCTTTAACTTCATTTTCTTTTGGTGTTGGTGGTTTGTCTAAATTTACCTTGATGACTTCATCATCTTTTTTTGTTTTTTTAAGATCAACTTTTGTTACGTTGTCTTCAGTAGCCTTTTCTACTACTTCTTCTGTTTTATTTTTTGCCATAATATAATATAATAATAATTAATAATTTACATACCTAAATCAAGACCACCTCCTAATATATCATTACCTGCAGACTCAAAGTTTTTAGGTGGTTTTTGATTATTTCTTTGGTCAATCATCTCACTTTGTTGAGTTGCTTGAATTTTAGTTCTTTGATCTTTACGATCTTCTTTTTCTTTTTCTTTATTTTGCGTTGCTTCAACCTCAGCTTGTCTTAGTTGCATGTTAAAGTTAAACTCCATTTCCATTAACTCTTTTTTGTAATTAACTTCTTGCTGCATTTTTTGAGCATCCATTTGAGCTTTAGTTTGTAACAGTGTAATTTCTGCTTGAGTTTTTGCTTGATCTTTTTGCATTTCAGATTGAGCAGCTGCTTGAGCAGACTGTTGATTAGCCTGTGCTTGCGCCTGTATATTTTGTTGTTGTTGAGCTTGATCTTTTTCTAATTTTTTAGCTCTACGTATTTTTAACAATTGATTAGCTAGTTTAATGTTTTTTATTTCTCTAAGATCAATAGCATCAGCAAGTTCAATTAACTGTTGTTGTAAAGCCATTTGTATATTGTTTTCAAGCATTGCTTTTTCTTCTTCATCAGGCATTAACTCTATAAATATACCAAAGTCATACAAGTGTAGCTCACTCATTTCTTTTAATGTAGCCACGTTATGATTACCTATTTGCTGTATAAACGCGTCCTTGGTTGGTGAATACTCTAATATATCAGATATTCTTAGTGATAGTTGTTCCGCAACTTCTTGTGTTAAAAATAAACCGGCTTGTAGTATGTGTCTTGTTGCTGTATTACTATTTGCTGCAGCTAATTTTTGTACTCCAACTAAAGCGTTTTTATCAGGTGTACTACCGTCTCTAGCTTCGTTAAGCCCAGTAGTATCTCTAATCATTTGCATATAGTAGTTGTAAGTTTGAATTAAACTTTGCATTTTAGCACCACCATTGCTAGACTGTATTTCTTGAATAGGTACTTTACCTGGATTCATATCACCTTCAGAAGTGAAACTTCGTCCAATAACAGAACCTGTTTGGAAGAACATATTTAAAGCTTCTTGTGGGTTGTAGTTTGTTCCGTTACCCAAATCTATTTCAGCAAGACCATCAGCATCTAAATAAACACCATCTGGTACCATACGTGATAACACTTGCTGTAGTTTTAGATGTGTAAGCTGTATCATATCAGCAAAACCAGTGATACGCTGTACTAAAGATTCTATTCTACCTCTATACATACGTGGAGCTACAATAGAATAATTCATTTTGCATTTAGTGTAATCGCTTTTTGGCCTCATCATATTCTTCGCCATCTCCCACTTGAGTAACTTACCTGTACCTAAAACTAAAGCACCTTCGTATAAACACTCAACAGATTTTTGTAGTTTACCAAAACCACCTTCCATATCTTGTGGTGGATTAAACGTATCATCTTTTGATAAAACTTTATCGGCACCAGTACCAGTTTCTTTTACTTTGTAAGTTTCGTTCATGTACGTTTTATAATTAAAGTATAAAATCTGTACTTTATTTATATCGTGCTCGTGACGATTATAACCTTGGTTGTAGTTTGTTTTGTGATAACTTTTGTTTTGTACTATTTCTTCTAGTTCGTTTTGATCTAAATGTGGAAATTGTTTTACAAGCTCATTTATTGGTATTGTTTTTACTTCACCGACATAGTATATGTCGTCAAAGTAAGGTGACTCAGTATATGAATATACTAAATCAGCTGGATCAACATAATCTATAACAACACCTTCAGATGTATTAAAGCTAGTTTTTACAGCACCTATACCTAGCACTGTAAGATCGTAATAAAATTGTTTTTTAACTAATTCATATTTGTTGCCTTTAAACAAAGTATTTAAAGCTTGTTCTTCTGCTATTTCTACAGCTTGCTTATAGCTAAGCTGCATGTGCAACTCTAGCTCTTCTTGTGTATCAGGTAAATCTTCTTTGTTATTTTCATATAAATCAATATTAAACTCTGTTTGAGCCATGTCATTAAACTCTCTAGTCTGCATATCTCTTAACACCGACTCCATATATTCTGTACGTTTAGTAACACCGAACGGATCTTGTGAGTATGCTTTAACATCGTACATTCTTTCAGCTATACCGTTAACTACTATATCAACAAATTTAGGTATAATAGGTACTGGCTTCCAGTCTAAATTTAAATAAGACAAATCACCGTTTATAGATAACTCGTCTTTATACTTTTGTATTGATTGCTCACCTCTAGCATATAGTTTTAAATTATGAAAATTATTGTGATTAGTTGTGTACCTGTTAGTACCTCTCTCAGTGTGGAACCACTCAGCCTCAATAGCCTTAGCTACTTTTAAGCCGTAATCATAGCTCATTTTCTCTAGGTCACTTACAACTTGAGAAGGAAAATAACTTTTTACAATCATATTTGTTTGTTAATTAATTTAGACGCATTACCTTTGTTTGAATATCTAGCAATACTTATGTTTAATTTAGGTTTTTCTATTTTAGCATTAGGTCTGTATAAATGCCTGTTGTTAGCCATTATAGCTAAACCAGAACTTATAGACGCATCATGCTTTGTTCTTTTGTTTATATCAAACTTAGCCCAGTCGTTTAGTAATTCGTTAAAATAACAACTGCCAAAAGTCCCATCTTGTTTCATACCAACGTGATCTTGTATGTACATTTCAATAGCAGCAGCGTGGGCTTGCTTTATATCCTCACTTGAGTTAGGTATGCCACCTATTTCTTTTTCAGCTGTAGATAATTTATTCCATATTTTATCAGGTCTATTCATACTAAAACCTCTGTAACCACGTCTTCGTAAATAATACAATAGACGAGGTTTGTTGTTCTCTGCAAGTATAGGCATCCCATAAAATACTAAAGCCATTAGAACGTCTTCAAAGAATATCTCTGCAGTTTGTGGTCTAGCTAAATATTCTAAGAAAAACTGATTAGCAGGTGCATCTTCCATACTAAACTTAGTTAAGCCGTGTAACGCGCCTTTAGAACCTACACCATCTACCGTTCCTGATATATCGTAACTATCACAACCAAAAGCGCCCATATGTTCATTACCAGGGTACTTAATACCGTTTTTTATTACAACTTTGTTTTGTATATTTGTTGGTGGTACCCAGCTTATTTTAAATCTACCTTTTGGATCTGGATAAAATATAACTGCAGAGTCTTTTACACCGTTAACCCACTGAAAATTACCTCTAGTAATACCTAAAGTTCTAGACATTTCTTCGTTGTAATCTATTTGCTCGTATAGTTTAACTAAGTTAAATATACTATTTTTAGTTTCATCTCTAAACGCATGCTCAGTAGTTCTTGGAAACTGTCTGTAAAATTCGTTTAGTGCATCTTGATCATTTTTTAAACCGTCAGCTTCGTTCTGCCAACTGTCTATAACGCCTATGTCTATTAATTCCCCATGTGGATCGAAGACTTCATGATCCGGAGTATTGAAGACTGGGCTTCCGTGCTCATCAATAAATCCTTCGTAGTTCCACTCCATTGGGATAAAAAGAGAATATAAGCCAGACGCTGTCTGTCCATTTCTGTTTCGCTTAGTAACGTCTGATGCTCCATATAGTTTTTTAAAGTTTTCCCCACCTTTGTCTAGTGCGTTAGATGTCGAGCCCATCATACATTTACCTATAATCCTACTACCTAATCGTAAACATGTTTTTGTAACTCTCCAGTTATTTAATATATTATCGGGTCTTTCCCACTTACCACTTTCATCGTGTACTAAAAGCTTTAATTTTTCACCGTCATAGCTATTGTCACCTGTATTTTTCCAGTCTATAGTTGTATCTAATCCCTCTAAGTCTTCTAGCTTTTCGTTTGTTGTAATCTTCTTTCTAGTGAACTTAGAAGCTGGAACTCTATATGCAAGCTCGGATTTTGGCCTATCCATACCGTCTTGAATAGGACTAAAAAAGAAAGGATAATTAATCGATATAGGTACAACTTTGTCAGTAAACATTTTCTTAGCATCAGCTCCTGTTTTAGATAATATACCAAACCTTGCGTCACTTGATATTGTAGCTTGGTTAACTGTTTCTGCTGATGACATAAAAGAAAAACCAGATCGTCTGTTTTTAAGGTAGCACATACCATAACATCTTTTATCTGCTTTACAAGCTTCCCAAAATATAAAGAATAACCTGTTTGCTTCTCTAAAATCTGGTGCACCTACGTCAATTTTACTCCACTGCAAGTACATATAGTGTGTACCTGTTATCCAGGTTGGTTTACCATTATTCGTGAACCAAAACCCTTCTTCTCTCCTTCTAAATTCTTCGTCTATATAGTCATGCCATTGATCTTTCTGCTCCTCTGGATATGCACGCCAATCAAAGATGTTCTTTAAGCGCTCTAATTCCTTCGGTTGAGTAAATCTAACCCATTTATCTTTCGGGTCCTTATATACATCCTTAGGCACCTTAGGTAGAGCAATAACCAGATTTTGTATCTCTATGATTTCTCCTATTTGACCAGTGCGAGAAAGCACTATAATGTCATGATCTTTATCGTAGCCATATTTCCACTTCTTACCCTTATTCATTCTAGAGATAGTGGTTCTTTTTATCGGCTCAACTGTCTTAACTAAGTTTTGCTCGTACATTTAATTTAATTTAATTTATTGATACTTTGCGCTTTGATCTACCAATATTATAGAAAAGTTAGAAAATACACCTGAATTATTTGACGATACCTCTTTAGCGTTAACATAAATATCAGTTTTCTCTTCAATAGGTAATGGACAGTCGAAATACTTTATAAAGCTAGTGGAACCGGTCGTATCAATAGCTATATTTTGTTTTACTCTTTTCACGCTGTTTTCTCTAAATATCATCTCAAGGATAATAGCCGTAGAAGGTGTAGCCTTATACATAGATCCAGAAAAAGAAGTTAAATATCCTTTATAATTTCTAGGAATAGTATATACAGTCATTTGAGTTTGACCGTACTCTGCTGGTATTGTAGCTAAAGTTAAGCTATCGTCAGAGTTGTTTATAGTTATAACGCCCTCGTTGTATTCGCTCGATCCAGCAGAAGTAACAAAAGCTCTATGAACTCTTAAAAACTCCTTATTACCAGTTACTGCAGTTTGACCATTTAACGTGAAATCTTCCTCTATGGCATCGTAGTTAGAGTCCAAACCTTGAACTTTTATTGTTAAAGCTCCAGTAGTACCAGTCCCATTGTCATCAACATCATTACTTATTATCTTAAGTGTATCAGCTGAACTTGGGAAGACATACAAACCACCAGTACTCCATATTGTTTCTGGATCTGAATCCGTGTTTATGTCTAGGTTGTGACCAAACTTATGAACGAGCGAATGTTTAGGTACAAGACCTTTAGACACCTCTGTATGAAAATCTAATGTATTATTATTTAATCCCATGTGTTTTATTATTTAGATCTTCCTTCTGCAAAACCTTTAAATACTTTAACCTCGGTTTTAGTTTCTTTACCTTCTAGTATGTTCTCTTCCTCTTGTATTCTATTCAATATTTCAAACGCATCAAATATAGCTAGTTTCTTTGTTGCTGCAGCATTTTTTAATCTGTCAGCTGATATATCATCGTCAGAATCTACAATAGCTTCTTTAGCAACTTTAATCAGTTCCTCAACTGCTTTATGCCCAGCTTGGATTATATTCTTCTTCGTTTCCTTGATATTCATATTTGATTGTAATAAAATTTGATAGTACTCTATATAGCTTTTGACCATCTATAATAAACTCGTATTCTGAGCTTGGTCTAAAACCTATTAAATCGCCTTTGTTGACCGTGCCGTCCGTATGTTTTACAATACCAACTAAAGGCTTTTCTTTATCTACACTTAATTCGTTTGTAGATTTTATTGGCGCTACAAAACAATATCCTTTTTGCGCTCGCCATTCAGTGTTTTTGTATAAGAATATTTGATCTGGCTGTACTAAGTAAGTTTCTTCATCAATATAACCTCTACTGTTTTTTTCTACTCCGTATTGATTGTGCCATCTCCTAAACACATTATGATGAACTATAACTTTATCACCAACTTTTATATCTGTATCACCAACTGTAGGTATTGATTTTACTATAGCTTCTCTACTAATGTATTTGTGGTTAAATATCTCAGTGTTAAGTATTAATTCTTTACCGTCTATATCTTTTGTATTGTTGTATCTTGATTTTACTGGTGTTACAACAAAGTTGTAAACGCTTTTCATTAATACTGTAAGTTATACTCTACAGATACAGCCATGTTTTTATTAAAGTCTTTCCAAGGCAAAACATCTTTACCTTTTTTAATATAAATACTAAACTTGTTTTCTTCCTCTACAATATCACATATAGTATGACCACCATACACTTCTTGCCCAACGGCATAGTGCATAGCGTCATTCTTATAATCTTTGCCGATACTAATCTTTCTTATCAGCTTCGACATCTTCAGGGTACGCAATAGCACCATCTGTAATGTTAATATCTACTTTACCGTAAAGCTCTTCAAAACCTTTTTGCAACGTTTGCATTTGTTGTTGTAGACTTATAACTTGGTGTAGTAGTCCGTGTTTTCTACTTTCTATACTACCAATTTCAATTTGAACTCTATTTAAAGCGTTAACTAAATCTTGTAGATTTTTTAACTCTTCTTCTGTAATGTTTTGTGGTTTTAAGTCCACGACTTTTTCTTTTGCCATTTTATTTAATTTAAGTTAATTTATAATCCGTGAATTTCTTGTAAGTAGCTGTTCACGTCAGCTATTTCTTGTGCTGTTAATGATCTATTCCAAAATGCTAGTTCTAACAATTTACCATCAAAGAACTTAGATGTTCCAGATTTAGCACCAATAACGTTAATATCAAAGCCATTAGGATTTTCTCCAGAAGCTTCGTTACTAGATAAATCTACATCAGCAGTTAGTGTACTACCGTTTTTCATAAACGTAAATTTATTTTCAGCACCAGCACTTCTATTTAAAAGAAATAAAGCTTTCGAAGTATCAAAAGTTCCACTTGGAAAAACAAAAACTGTTGATGTATCACTAGGGTCATTTGCTCTAAATAAAAAATTTGTGCCTGTTGCAAGTACAAATTGATCACTAGCGTCTTTACCAAGTAGTGCGTTGTCAGTAGTAGTTTCTAACTCTACAACAAAAGCCACACAAAAACCTTGGTTTGCGCTAATTGTTATTGCGCTAGCTAAATCATAGTGGTCACTTTCACCTTCTTCAAAATCTAAACCACCATCAGTTGTTACTGCAGCTTGATTAGCTTCAGTAGCTTGTGTTGCATGGTTATCATTACCAGAAGAATCTTTCCATTGGCTAGTTGTTACATCAGTATTATTTTTAAGCCATAATTGTAAACTAACAGCTGTGTTACCAGTTGCTTCTTTTAAATCCGCAGGCTCTACTACAGGGCTTTGATCAATACCAGTTCCAATACCTAGCATTACTCTCCGTAATAAACTACAACTGTACCTGAAGCTAAAGTACAAGCTGTCCATCTACCGTACAGCGTAATACCTTTTGCAAACAAGTCTCCTGATGCAATAGCCTCACTATTAGCACCGTTACCAGCTACTTGAGCTGCAGTACCTATAAAAGCAGCATCGTTGCCTTGAGCTGTGTCAGCTGTTAAAGTTGTAAATTTAGCTGCAACTATAACTTGAATAGCAACTATAACTTTACCTGTTGGAGGTGTTAAAGCGCCTGTGTCATCTAAGTAACCGCTACCTAATTGTCCAAAGCCATAAGAGACTTCTGTTGAATTTATTCCCATTATTTTTTTCTTTTTTCAAATGATCTACCGCCAAAGTAAGCACCGATCACTGTTATTAATACTAATTGTAAAAGATCTACATAAGAGTCTTTTACGTTAAAGTTAAGTTTACCAGCATCTATAAATATTATTAGCATTGTACATACTACTAAAAATATCAACACTAGTGGTCGAACGTTTTTACTTAACCATGAATCACTATTCATATCCGCCTTCCAGCGAGATGTAACGTTCTTTTCCATCTCAACTTCATAGTTGGCTATTAATTCTTTTATTTTATTTTCTGCAGCAAGTTTTTCTTCACCTGATGTATGTAGGCTGTCTATAACACTACCAACACCTTTAACAAGATCTGCAGCACCACCTGAAAACAATTTACCTAACATTTGCAGTTCTTTTTAAACCTGCCACACTTTTTACATTTCTTCATAGTTGTGTTTTAATATCCTCCACTAGAACCACTTGTTGGTCCAGCACCACTTCTTATGGCACTTGTTATTTCGTCATGCGTTGAACCTCCCATGTATACAGCCTGACCTGCTATTATATGAGTGTGATAACTTGTTACACCATATTGACTAGCCCAATCTAAAGCTTCTTGTATAGTTGTATACGCTGGTATACCGTCTATGTTTTGTACTACTGGCATTACTTTTTAGCAAATTTTTCTATACCACTAATACCAAAGCATCCAAGCACTACAAGTACAAATGAATCGTATACAAACTCATTAATCATCAAGTCTCTACCTAACCAGCCAGTTATAAGATCTACTATCATAATCACACACATTATTGCAAATGCAATAAAACCTACAACTGATTTCTCGTTCCACTCATTATTATCTTTAAATATCTCCATTTTTTTCATTGTTTGCGTCGTTTTCCCAAGGAAAGTTATCACCAGCCTCTTTCCACTTACCATCAACTTTAATCATGTCTTTACCGTTTCTAGTTTCTCTTGGGTATGTAACTCCATTATACTTTACGAAATCATCACCATAAGCAAGTTTACCAGTTCTAAGATCTGTAGCATGTTTCATTTCATGTAGTAATACTTTGTTTTCCATAGCACTACCTGGTTGTATTTTATCACTTATAAATATACTACCGTCCATATTAGCCTCGCCAAGGATACCCTCTGCTAGTGGTTTTCTTATAACAGGTGTTCCAGGCACAGATGCATCACTACCAGCTTCAACACCAAACCTAAGTTTAGTACGTAAGCTACCGCCAGCCATTTCAGCTTGTCTTGCTCTACCTAGTTTAAAACCCATTATTTTTTCTTTTTCTTAACACAATTAGGTACAGTTCTACCACCTTTCTTTTTTGTGCCATAAGCAACGTAACCTTTCCAGCAAGGGTTTTTCATTCTTTTCTTTTTAAATGCACTATTAAAATCTGCCATTGTTATTTTGTTTTAAATATTTATATAATTCAAGGCCAACAGCTTCACCAAACTTAGAGTCTGACTTATAATGTGCTCTAGCGATATTTCTACTGTAAGATATATCCTTACCAGCTTTTACAAACTCTTCTGCCGATAGTGGAAACATAGTTGCTAATACATTACCTATTAATATTCCTTGTACTGAATGTCCTGATGGATATGAAGGTGTCTTCATAGACGCCATCTCTATATCATTTAATTTAATTCCCATTTTTTTAGCTAAAACTTTAGGTCTAGGTCTGTTGTAATGATTTTTTAATTTCATTATCATAGGTGCAGTTTGTTCTATCACGTCTTCAGCTATAGACTCTGGGTGAAACTCAACTCCCACTCTTTGACCTATTTTTTTAAAATAACTTTTTATATCGTCTTTTTCTTCTACAAACCTTTTATTTAAAGGCATTTTAACTAATTCTTTTATTTCTTGTGAGGTGTCAAAAGAATAATCACTAGGTGGGTTTGTACTCATAAACTTGCTTATGTTAAAGTTTTTAAAATCAATTAACATTTCCACCTACGTCTTGCGGCTCTACCTCTTTCACCTGTCCAACCTTTTGATCTAGCACAAAATGATTTTCTACGTTTAGCAGCTTTACTACCTCGTTTAACTTTACCTGTTACGGCTGTTTTTAACTTGCTACCTGGATTTTTAGCTCTATATTTTCTAACACCTGCAGCTGTCATACCAGCACCTTCCTCTGTTGTTCTAAAGTTTCTGCCTTTGCCTTTAGTTGTTTTTCTAGGTTCATTACTTTTTTTAGGCAATGGACTGTCGTTATTTCTTCTACGCCCACAACTAGTAACGGCAAAAGGGTTTTTTTCTTGTGAGAAAAACCCTGGTTCTACTTTTTTAAACATACTATTTTGTGCGTGACTTCCTGGCATTATCTATTTTTGTCTTTAATCATATCATCTATAGCTTTATTATAAACTTTATCTGTATATGATTTGTTGTTATAGAATATGCTACGTTCAGATGTAGGCATGTCCTCCTCGCCTAGTAGTATTCTATATATTCTATTTATTAGTTGTTTACATCTGTAAGATGTTTTGTACACACTATACTTTATAGTAGTACGATTTCTATGTCTCCACACATCTATCCAACCATCTTGTCTAAGCCTATCCCATCTTGCTTTGTCCCAAGAGTATGTATATGTTCCGTCCATAAAATCTTTTCGTGTGAATCTTTCTTCACAATCTAAATAAAATAATAATTCTAAATCTGCGTCTAAAATCCCGTAAGTCTTACAAGCCCACTTTCTTGTGAGCCTGTAATACTTAAGGATATTCATTTCACGCAAATCTTGCGCGGTTAATCTCAACTGTTATTATGCACCAACAGTATAAGCAACTGTACCAATTTCAGTAAACGGAGCTGTAGAAGCTTTTACTGTAAGCACGCTAGGTCCACCAATGTTTGTTCCAACCATAAACTCAGCTAATCTTAAAGCAACAACTTCACTTTTAGCTGTAGCTGTTAATGTGATTAAGTCATCAGCCGTAGCTTCAGTTGGGTCTTGTAATGATTTAAAGTAAACTTTCACTGTGTCAGCGTCAGTAACTTGCATTGCAGAAATTTTATCTGATGAAATAAAAGTTTCGTCAGTAGTAGCTGCATCTACAAAATGTAACATTCTCATAATTGTAATTTTTATTTGTTAATAATTAGGTTAATTTGCGATTTTAAGTTTATGGCTTAAGGTTTTTGGTTTGTGTCTAATCTATCAATACCACATCCATTGATTTAATAACGTGGTATAGAGTTTCTTTGTACTGAACACCGTGTCCAGCATGTTTGTCATAATAAACAACATCTTTCTCGTTTATACCTTCTACAAGGTTACCAACAGATATTACGTTAGCCTTTATGTACCTATTGTCCTCATCTATATCTTCTGTAAGTATAAGTCCACCAACTTTCTTTGGTCCTTGTTTTATTTTTTGTACTATTATATAGTTATTGACTGCTTGCATCGCCTCTCATGTTTGAAATTATACAATCAGCGGATATAATAGTAGTTACAACACTTACCGCATTTTTAAGTGCTGACTTAGTAACAAGTACTGGATCTATAATACCATGCTTAATC